ATTGTTGACGAAGGAAGAAGAATAGGGTCGGTAGCCGATATACAGGTTGGGGACATTAACGCCCAAGCGCCTGTAGGGACAACTCTTGCTTTGATGGAAAGATCAATGAAAGTTATGTCTGGTGTTCAAGCCAGACTTCATGCAGCTCTTAAAAACGAGCTAAGACTTCTAGCTTCTGTTATTAGAGATTATATGGATGGAGAGTACGCTTACGAAGTAGAAGGTGACTTTGACAGAACAAAAGACTTTGATGACAGAGTTGATGTTATACCTGTATCAGATCCTAATGCAGCAACAATGTCTCAAAGAGTTATGCAATATCAAGCAGCCTTGCAGTTAGCACAGCAAGCACCACAGCTTTATGATATGGGAAAATTACATAGGCAAATGCTGGAAGTTTTAGGCATACAAGATGCTAAGAGTATAATAAAACTACCAGATGATATTAAACCTGCAGATCCTGTAACAGAAAATATGTCAATATTAAAACAAGAGCCGGTTAAAGCATTTAAATACCAAGATCACGAGGCACATATAAGAGTTCATATGGCCGCAGCAAATGATCCAAAAATAAAAGAAATGGTTGGTCAGTCACCATTTGCGGGTGCAATACAGGCAGCTTTGTCAGCGCACATAACAGAACATGTGGCATTTCAATACAGAAAAGAAATAGAAAAAAATCTTGGTGTTGCAATGCCTAATGAAGAAAAGCCTTTACCAGAAGATGTAGAAGAAGAGCTTTCAAGAGTTACTGCAGAAGCTGCTGAGAAGCTGTTAAAAGGAAATATAGCAGAAGCTCAACAGGCAGAGGCTCAAAAACAACAACAAGATCCATTAACACAAATACAACAGAGAGAGCTTGCTATAAAAGAGCAAGAACTTGAGCACAGAAAACAAATGGATTTAGCTAAATTAGAGCTTGATGCACAAAAGGCCAGAATGAATGATAATTTGCAAAAAGAAAGAATTGACGCTGAAAATAAAAAAGAGGGCGTAAGGATTGCAGCAAAACTAGCTACAGATGCCTCAAAAGAACAACAAGCAGAAGCTAAAATAGTTATGGAAGCAGCAAAGCAGCTACAAAATGAGTAGAAACGAAACAGTTTACACACCTGTAATTAAAAAAATACAAGAAGAAATGGATACATTATCAGACTACCTTGCTTCTGGAAGACCTAAAAACTTTGAGGAATATCAAAGACTTGTGGGAAAGATAGAGGGCCTTTCTATAGCTCGTGAATTATTAGAAGAAATAGAAAAAAGATTTATTGAGGATTAGGGGCTTTTCAACTAGTCAATACTTGTGTATATTTAAAATAACGATATTCAAGCGTTTAAGCTTGCAAGGTAACTGTGAACCTAAATCACTGCATAAGGACCAGAGATGTACTCTGCAGAAAAAATTGAGTTAGATGAAGAAACAACTCGCAAACTACCAGAGCCTAAAGGTTATAAACTTTTAATAGCTATTCCAAAGTTAGAAGAGAAAACTGCGGGAGGAGTTATAATCCCAGATAAATTAAAGGGTATGGAGCAAACAGCTTCTATTATTGGATTGGTTATAGCAATGGGAGATGCAGCATACAAAGATGCTGACAAGTTTCCTAATGGACCATACTGTAAAGAAGGTGATTTTGTAATATTCAGATCTTATTCGGGGACAAGGTTTAAGCTTAGAGGTGAAGAATTCAGGTTAATTAACGATGACACAGTTGAAGCTGTCGTTGATGATCCAAGAGAGTATGCGAGGGCGTAATGGATAATACAGCAGAAAGATTAGATCAAGAAGTTCAAATAGACGAAAACATTGAACACACAAAAGAACAAACAATATCTTTAAATAATGATCCAGTAGAGGTTGAGGTTGTTGATGACACCCCAGCTGAAGACAGAAACAGACCAAAAAGATCTAAAGATATAGAGCCAAATATACCTGATGATGATGAAATCAACAGTTATAAGGGTGATGTTCAAAAAAGAATTAAACAACTTAGGTATGAGTATCACGAAGAAAGAAGGCAAAAAGAAGAAGCCAGAAGAACAAGTGACGAAGCTATAGCTCATGCGCAAAGATTAGTAGAAGAAAATAAAAAATTAAGAAAAACTCTTAATCATGGTGAGTCAGTTCTTGTTGAGCAAGCAAAGGGTAGGGTTGAAGCAGAACTTGCAAAAGCAAAGCAAGAATATAAAGATGCTTATGAGGCAGGAGACCCAGACAAGCTTGTAGAAGCACAAGAAAAATTAAACCAATTACAAAACGAGAGGTATAGAGTAAATAACTATAAACCTCCAGTTAGAGCAGAAGAGCCTGAGATTCCTCCACAGGTTACTTCTCGCTCACAGATAAAAGAGCCGACTGGCAAAGATAAAGAATGGTTACAAAAAAATAATGATTGGTTTAACCAAGACGGCTTTGAAGAGATGACAGGTTTTGCTCACGGACTTCATGCAAAGTTAGTTAAAGCTGGTGTTAATCCATTATTAGAGCCAGATGAGTATTATCGTAGAGTGGACAGTTCAATGAGAAAAGCTTTTCCTGAACATTTCCAAAGTACAGATATAGAAAACAAGCAGGATACTGAGATAGAAGAGGTAGAAGCACCTCAGCGTTCTGCTGGTAACGTGGTTGCCCCGGTTAATCGAAGTGCAAAAAAACCACGCAAAGTGCAGTTAACCTCTACCCAAATCGGTCTCGCAAAACGACTTGGGCTTACCCCTGAACAATATGCGCAACAATTATTAAAGGAGTCAATGAATGGCTAATAGAGAATCACGCACAGAAGACACAAGGGAAAAGTCAGAGCGTAAGGTTACATGGAAAAGACCATCAGCTTTACCTGACCCAACACCTCAAGATGGTGTTGAATATAGATGGATAAGAACTGCATCTTTAGGTCAGTCTGATATGACTAATGTATCATCTAAATTTCGTGAGGGCTGGGAGCCAGTCAAGTTAGAAGATCATCCAGAGTTGAAGATCATGTCTGATGTTGATTCCAGATTCAAAGGTAATGTAGAGGTTGGAGGATTGTTACTTTGCAAGAACTCCAAGGAAAACATGGATGCCAGAAGAGACTATCAATCAGATCAGGCTAAATCACAGATGCAGGCTGTAGATAATAGTTTTATGAAGGAATCCGATCCCCGTATGCCAGTTCTCAGACCAGAGAAAAGCACACGCACTTCATAATTTAACACTTTAATTTAAAGGAGACAGATATGTCCGCAACAGCAGCTCCTTTCGGTTTAAGACCAGTTGGAAACCTTTCTGGAACATACAATGGTGCGTTCCGTCAATATCCAATACTGAGTTCTTATTCTACAAGGATAGCATTCGGTGACATTGTTAAGTTAAATGACGCCGGATCAACTACCACTATTCAAAAGGATACTGGTACAACTTCAGCCACCCCTATAGGAATTTTCTTAGGGTGTCGTTATACTGACTTAAGCACAGGTCAAACACAATTCAGTCAGCAGTGGTCAGGAACAGCTCATACTAACGGTATGGCTTATGTTTGTGACGACCCAAATGTTTTATTTGAGGTACAGGCAGACGGAACTGTAAATGACGATGACATAGCAGCTAACGTAGCTTTAGTGCAGGGTACATCAAGTGCTACTTTAGGTATTTCTAGAGTATCAATAGATATTAGTACTGCCGCTACAACTGCTACTTTACCAATCAGAATTGTTGATTGGAGAGGTGGTTACGATGGTGATGAAAAAGGTACAGCATATCCAATTATGCTTTGCAAATTCAACACCGGTCATCAACTTGGTATAGGTGTCGTTTCTGGCGCTGCACCATCAGCAGCTTAATAGGGAGATTGAACTATGGCTATTTCAAGAGCGCAACTCCTTAAAGAGTTGCTACCGGGTCTAAACGCACTTTTTGGGTTAGAGTACCAGAAGTACGAAGACGAACATGCAGAAATCTATGACGTTGAAAATTCAGAGCGTAGCTTTGAAGAAGAAGTCAAGTTGTCAGGATTTGGTGCAGCACCAATAAAGCAAGAGGGCGCAGCTATATCATATGATACAGCTCAAGAGTCTTTTACTGCTAGGTATAACCATGAAACTGTTGCAATGGGATTTTCCATTACTGAAGAGGCAATGGAAGATAATTTGTATGACTCACTATCAGCGAGATATACAAAGGCATTAGCAAGAGCTATGGCTTATACAAAGCAAACAAAGGCTGCTTCATTGCTTAACACAGGTTTTGATTCTTTCACAAGCGGAGACGGTGAGTATTTATTTGCTACATCTCATCCAACTGTGGCAGGAGGCACTAATGCCAACAGACCTACATCTGGAGCTGACTTGAATGAAACTTCTCTAGAGCAAGCCGTTATTGATATTGCAGCTTTCGTTGACGAAAGAGGCTTATTAATTGCAGCAAGACCTAGAAAACTTATCATTCCACCTGCGTTAATGTTTGTTGCTACAAGAATTCTGCAATCAGAATTAAGAGTAGCTACTGCAGACAATGACACAAATGCATTAAGATCAAATGGGTCAATCCCAGAAGGTTATTCTGTTAACCACTATTTAACAGATAGTGACGCCTTCTTCTTGACTACAGATGTTCCTAATGGAATGAAGATGTTCGTAAGAACACCTATGTCAACTGCAATGGATGGAGATTTCAACACAGGTAATGTTAGATACAAAGCCCGTGAGAGATATTCATTCGGTGTATCAGACCCACTAGGTATCTACGGATCACCCGGTGCGTAAATAAACTACGAAGGGGCGTTATTCGCCCCTTTACTTTTTCCCTTAACAGTTACATTATGTAATTGACACTTGCCACGATAAGGAGATTTAAATGGCTAATACAACTTTCACAGGACCAATACGTTCAAAAAATGGTTTTAAATCTATCACAGAAAACGCAACCACTGGCGTTGTTGTTAGTGATATTACACTTTCCACATACACAGCTGACATCACTATTGCCGCCTCAGGCACAGCTTTCACAGAATCATCAATAGGAATACCAAGCAACTTTATACCTATGGGTGTTGCAGTAACTGTAACAACAGCTACAACTAATGCTGTTAATTTAGTTGATATAGGAACAGACGCAGATCCAGACGGATTTGTTGATGGTATCACAGCAGCTCTTAACAGCACAGGATTCAAGGGATTTTTCCCATGTAATGGTATATTAGGAATGTCTGGTGGTGCAACAACAGCAGCCACAGAGACAGCTGATGAAGTTGAGATTGTTATATCTGGAGCTGCAGGCGGTTCTGGTGGAGCTGTATCATTAAAGTTCTTTGGTATATCATCTAATTCACCAACTGCTTAATAGGAGGTTAATATGTCAGGTCGATCAGACGCAAAGGCATTTAACATTAGTCAAGGTGACGCTGCCGCTGTTCTAGGCCCCCAAAGATCTAGAATAAGACAGATTGTTATATTTGGTAACGCCGCAGGTGCATTTACTATTAAAGATGGATCAGGCGGAGCAGACTTGTTGGTTCAAAGCTTTCCTGCCGGATTGCACACTTTGAACATACCAGATCAAGGAATATTGGCTGAGAATGGAGCTTATATTCATGCATTTACAGGGTCTGGGAATAAACTAACTTTGTTCTTGTCATAATGCCTGTTAATAAGAAAAAAGGCACTATGAAAGGTCACACTATATCTGGTGGTCATAAACGCCCCACAAAATCTGGTGCGGGTATGACTGCCAAAGGTGTAGCTAAATATCGTAGAGACAACCCCGGATCTAAATTAAAAACAGCAGTTACCGAGAGCAATCCTAGTAAAGCAAGGGCTAAAAGGCGCAAGTCATATTGTGCTAGATCAGCAGGTCAAATGAAACAGTTCCCTAAAGCAGCAAAAAACCCTAACAGCCGCTTAAGACAAGCAAGAAGAAGATGGAAATGTTAATGGAAAAAAACGTTCAATCATTGCAAATAGAATTTGCTGAATGGAAATCAAAACAAGACTATTTAGTAAAACATGTTGATGAGTTAAGATCAGATATGACAGATCTTAAAAAGGCTGTTTTTCAAGCTAAATGGATGCTTGTAGGTGCATTGACTGTTATTGCTGTTTCTAATACAGGAGCGATAACCGAATTATTATCGATGTTAAAGTAAATGATATCTAGAGCTTCAATGAAAAGTCAAATGAAAGGAAATAAAATGGAATTACCAAAACCAAGACCAAAGAATCTTAAAAAGAAGAAAATTGGTGACGATCTAGTTTCGGGAACAAAAAAGTTTTTTAGTGGTTTATTTTCAGGTTCAAAAAAAGAAGTTCCTGATAATAAAAAAAGCCCTATAAGAAAACTTGTTGATTCTAAAAAGGCAAAAAAAGATAATCTTATTAAATCTCAAAAAGAATCTACAAACTTTATTGGTAAAAAAGCTGACGCTACTGTAGATCCTAGAATGGTTAAAAAGGCAAAACCTGAAAAGGGTCCTATTGTAACCAAAGAGCAATTAAAAAAATCAGGTTTAAGCTTACGTGATTACATGAATTACCAACAAGGCAAAACAAGAAAGTCTGGGCCAGTTGTTCCTAAAAGAGTTGCTCCATCAGCAGGTGCTGGAAATGTAAAGTCAGATGACAGGAAAAGGAATGTTCCTATTAAGAAAAAAAATGGAGGTCCTTTAATGCAAAAAAAAAAGCCAGTACAAAGAAAAAATATAGGTAAAATGTTAGAAACCTTTTCTCCTGCATACAGCATTATGAAGGGTAAGGGTCCTGCTAGTAAAATTGCATCAGCATTGGGAAAGACTGGACTTAGCCCTATAGGTTCTTTAGCAATGGATAAAAGAGAAGAAGCAAAGAAAAGAGCAATGGCTATGTCTGGTGCCAACAGAATGGCTTCTGCTGAGGCTGTTTCCAATCAAATGACTCCTATGTCCAGAATGATGGCAGGCGGACCTGTTAAGCGTAAACGCTCACTAGATGGGTGTGCTATAAAAGGAAAGACTAGGGCTAAATAATGATCGATATTGTTTGCCCAAAATGCAAAACTGCTTTGGATAAAAAAGCAGAAAATGTAACAAAATGCATCTCTTGCTCAATGGTTATTTCCGATCACGTATGGGAAAGTAAATTTGGTTATGAGTGGATAAAAGAATTAGAAGAGATTCAAGATGCCCAGTCGTAACTATCGTGGTGAATACGATAACTACCACAAAAAAACAGAACAAAAGAAAAGAAGAGCCAGTAGGAACACAGCCAGATCAGTTATGAAAACTGCTGGTAAAGTTAAGAAAGGCGATGGCAAAGACGTTGCTCATAAGAATGGCAACCCTAAAGATAATAAAAGGAAAAATCTTACAGTAAAGCCTAAGTCACTTAACAGAT